GGATGTTTGAGTATCTTGCGACACCCTGGGGCTTCGCGTGCTTCGCTCTGCTGCTCATCGTCCTCACCATCGGCTTTGTGCTTGTTATTAAAGGTCGTGTTGACGTTCAGAAGATTGTGGAACACTTGAGCCCTGCACCGTCTGAAGAGGGCGGCTAACCAATGTTTGGCCTCATCCTCTCCTTCCTTGGCGTCGTAATTAAGCCGGTCTTTGAGTTCCTGAACCGGCGTGTTGAGGCAGCAGAGCGTATCCACGTCTCTGACAACGCAGCTATCGTTGGCCTTGGTAGTGCTGAACTGCAGGCCCAGGCCCAAGCCACAGAGGCCCAGGCCCAAGTGCGCTTGGCAGAGGGCAAATGGTCCCCTTGGGTCCTATGCACCATTTGGGGCTTCATGCTCCCCTTTGGCTGGCACACCTGGCAAGTCGTCCTTGATAGCTCCGCATGGCACATCGCCCTGGGGAGCTACTACTGGCCCTATCTGGAGCGCCACATCGTAGGCGCCTGGAAGGTAGCGGCGCTCCCTGGGATGTGGTCCACGACGGAGCACGCAGTCATCCAATCGCTGTTCATTGGCGCTGGGGTGTCTCTGGGGGCTGCGGGTATCGTCAAGGCAATTAGAGGACGGTGAGCGCTGTGACTGAAGACATTGTTGACCGGCTCGCCCGCATCGAAACCAAGATCGACACACTTATCATTGGCGAGAGCGACCATGAGACCCGCATACGTGCTGTAGAGCGCGGACAGTGGAAGCACACCGGCAGTATGCTGGTGCTGTCGCCGCTGCTGCTCTATGTCGCAAACAAGCTTGGCTTCCATATTGCTTGAGGCCCTAGCGATTGCCCTTCTGGCCGTCGCTTCTTTTCTTCTTGCTGAACATCAAAGGAAACTAATGGTCGATCTTGCTCCTATTAATGCCCAAGTGGACGCAACTCTTGCCACGATGGCGGATGCCGTTGCGCAGTTCCAGGGGGACGTGAAAGCCGTCACTGAGGCGCTGTCGCATCACGAGGCCACTTCTGGCGAAGTGCTGGCGCTGGCTGCGCGGCTGAAGACCGGCACAGATACGCTGGCTGCGGGCGCTGCTGCTGCGCGTGCGGCGATTGGCGTGCCTACAGTGGTTAGTGCGCCTTAAAAAAAAACCGATGGGTAACTCTTGTTAAGAGCCCCATCGGTATTTTTCAATTCCAGTGCCCCATAAAATAGAGACCTATAGCCACCAAACCTACCATTGTAGGCAAGGACAAGGTGACGACTAACGTACCGAGCACGTTAGTCAGCACGGTTCGCCCACGGATTGATATTCAGCGGACACACCGGGAAGCACTGCGACGGCACAGTGCTTGGCTTGTGCGGCAGTTGTTGCTTCTGAACTGCCTGCTGCTTCGGCTTCGGCGGCAGTTGCTTGTGTGGCGCTGGCTTCGGCAGCGGCACCTTGGGTTTGACCAAATGCGGCGCCGGTACAGTCGGCGCGTTCGTTACAGGTGGCTTATGTCCCAACTTGTTGAAGCCAATCCAGACGGCAACCATCAGGACGCAGCCAAGCAGGCCGTAGCCTGCCCACTGACGCCAGTTTTGAATTTTCACTTATTTCAATGCCTCATTGAGATACTTACGCAGGTCAGGGTTATCCTTAAGAACCTGCGTGAACCCAGTAGACAGCGCGTTGACAATCGTCTCCTCTCGCTTGGCCTTGATGCCTTGTGTCTTCCATACGGCATGAAGGATTTCATGGATGAGGGTGTCAGCTTTGAGCGCCTCGCTGGCGAACTCAGGCCGCAGTCTGATTTCCTGTTTCCTGAACTCAAAGGTTCCGAAGTAGGTCTGAGCGTCGTCCCCCTCAAGCTCCAGCACCTTCATGTCATATGGACCAATGCGGAGAGTAGTAGGGGCTTTAGGCAGTCTTTTTGGCACGTTGCGTCCATGATCGAATTACACGGGCAATGCTAAGGCAGTGCTCTCCGCACCAATTGGTCCTCAAGTTCACGACTGGGAACGCAGAGGACATTGTGTTAAGAGAGGTTGGAGGGTTCCTGCGGCAATGCGCGGGTTCTGTGGTTACGGCGTGCTTGCAGTTTGCACAGTTCCTCAAACTGCGTAGCCTACGGCGTCAGGGACCGGGACGAAGGACATTGTGCTGCCGTCCCGATAGAGCCAGCCACCAGGGACGCGCAAGCGCTGCGTCAGGTGGTTGGTAACGTCTTCCCAGTCGTGCGCGCCATTCCCAAGGTACTTTTGAGCACCATTGGGCCTCTTCTTGCCTTCAGCCTTCATAGGTTCCTGTCTCTGCTTTCATTCGGAGGTTACGGACAGCAGGCGCCGTGTGCGCCAGCAGCACTTCAATTGCTTCTTTCAACTGCCTGTCTATGCGGTACACAGGGCTGTCATCAATTACTTCCTGCAAGAGGCTACGGAGACGGGCAACGTCGTCATCGGTCTTTTTCAATATGGTATCACTCCCATTTGCTTCAGCGCTTGCACGCTGCTCCAAGCATCCTTATGCACAATGTACCTACCGCCTCTTGACTCCCACGTACTCCTATTCACCGCCCTGTCATCAATCAGCACGTCTCCAGGGAAGCAGTGCTCTGGCTTCTCATAGGTGCTGCATGTGATCACCTGAATGGTAGAGTCAATGTTGCGGCGTACCCATGCGGTCTTCTGCGCGGCCACAAGCTCTGAGTTGGTCTTGGGCAGGGCAGTAAGGATGGCAGTCTTGACGTTACGAAGATGCCATAGGAGCACCGGAGCATCCCGCATCATCGGGACCTTCTGGAAGAAGTCGCCGGCATCGCTGATGCGGCGCCAGAACTCCCCTACGCCGTGAACAAACTCGAACTTGTAGATATTGTCAGTCTGAAGGATTTCTCCTGCGGCCTTGTCGAAGTCAGCTAAGACCCCATCAAGGTCGATGTAGACTCTCATCGCATTGCGCCTCGGTTTCCTCCCGGCCGCCTCAGCATCGCTTCGGCACTGGGTCTCAGGTTCTTGTCCATGTCGTGCTTAAGGTCTGCGAACCTCAATACACTGGGCCATCCGATTACCTGAGGGGTTTGGAGCGTAGCTTGCTCCGAGTGGTTCTTCATGATCTCTTCGAAGACGAGTGGAATTGTCTGTGCGCCATCCATTTCTGGCATCCCATATCCGATCATCAGTGAACTGGATTGCATGAACTGTGTCGAAGCGGTGTGGAACGAACGGCTCCCACAGGTGCCCCTCTGTGACGCTTACATAGTGCGCCTCAGACGGCAGCGGCACCACCCCACTGTTCAACGCGCGCTCCTCAGCCACCGGCGCGTCCCAAAACCGAATATGCCCCTCGACCTCCCGTATCTTCATGTCGAGATACGAGCGGCCCTTATACAAATCCTTGATGCCGTCTTTAGCGTCGTAGCGCATGGCGTACTTGATGAGGTTGGCGAGCCACCACGGCAGGTTATTGATGGCGATGAACTCGATAGGCTCCATCTTCCAGCGGGCGTAGTGCGTGGGGTGTGTAACTGCGACTGTCTCGCGGCGAATACTACCGTCAAGGTTCTTACCTTGTTGCCGAGCAATGGCGTCAGCCAACTGCGGTTCCATTTGCTTATTGATCACCCAGCCCTTATAGTCGTCCATCGGACTCGCATCGTTACCGTCAGTGATCATAGCTACGCCCCTTCTGCAAATGCACGAATGCGTTCTCCGTATTTCTCTCTGATGACGAAGTAGCCCATCTGCAGCAGCCAAGCAGTGTTCGCCGCCACCATGAACAGCCCACCATAGAACGACCACCACATGCCCATGCTTGGGTAGAGGAGGAGGTTCCACCAGCCCCAGAGGGCGAAGAAGGTTGTGGGGACTGTGGAGATGCCACGGACTATGCGGTCACGGTGTAGGCGGCGGATGCTGAGGCAGATGAGGAAGGCGCCGATGAGTTCAAAGAAGCCGTTTACGGCGTCCATAAAATCGGCACCTTCAGCTTGTTATCCCAATCGCACCAACGCAGAATACGGGCAAGGCGCGCTTGGCGCAGGGCGCCAGCTTCAGTGAGGCCGGCCTTGATGAAGGCGTCACTGACGCGTATCCACCAAGCCTTGCGCTTGTCGTGGAGAGCTTCTATAGCGCCGTCGCTTGCTAGTAGCGCCTCTGCCTTCTTTGGCCCAATCCCAGGACACCCTTTGTACCCATCGCTCGCGTCTCCCACCAAGGTCTGGTACAGGTGAAAGTAATCCGCCTGTTCCTCGCTGATCACAGAGAACTGTGAGCCATCCCACAGTTTCCCTGGAATGGTGAGCATGTCCTTATCTTTGGCTACGATGATCTTGCTGTCAGGCCCCGGCTTGGTGGACAAGATGCCCATTACGTCGTCTGCCTCAAGGCCATTGAAGAAGACGCACTTGTATTCGGCCTTGAGTTTGTCCTTCAGGTCATAGAAGCAAAGCGGCTTCCGCGTATCCTTCCGGTTCGACTTATATGACGGATCAATGTTTTTCCTGAAGACCTCACCTTCACTTAGGCAGATGACGTGATCAGTGGAACCGAAGTGATCAAGGACCTTCTTGATTGAGCCCTCGACCACTTCCCACGCCTCTACCTCATTTGAGGAGAGGACGTGGTTCTCTTCGTCCCAACGTGTGTCACGCTCTACCGCAGCGCAAGCGCGGTGGAGATATTGATCACCGTCAATTAAGAGGATCGTGCGGGGCATTAGCCTCTGACGTTCTGCAGGGCCTCAAAGTCCCCCATAGTCCACCGACGCATGAACTCAAGCGCCAGTTCATCGGCACTCGACGGATCATAAGCCTCGTTAGTGAGGAAGCTGTAGAGCGCCTTAAACAGCGGAACCTGACGATACTCGCTGTCCGAATACTCGATAGGGATGAACGTAACTGCGCCGTCCACATCCGTGTCTGGCATCATGACTGGGACAGGCTGCTCCGTACTGGTAGCTGCTTCATGGCCGGCGTCGTAGCCAACCTTCCATCCGTCTTCCACACCCTCTGCGTAGCCCGCATCGTAGTCGTCATCGTTCTGGGCTGCGAAGTCACGGGACTCCATCTGCTCGTCGCCGCGACCGTAGGCGTAGCTAAGCTTCATGCAATTGTCGATCACTGTATAGGTGTTCTCGATTGCCCTACGCCCCTCATCACCAACGATCAGTGACATTGCCTGGGCCGCCGCGATCTCATTAATCTCAACCGTCTGCATTAGCATTAGTTTCCTTGTGTTCGTTGAGCCACCGCAGGCCCTTGCTTGTCACGCGCCAAGTGCGGCTGTACTCAGCCTTTTCCACCTGCGTACTGATGAGTTGCATCGACGCCGCCATTGCGACATGCGCCGAGTTAGTGCGCGCGAAGTTGCCCTGCAGCGAGAAGCCGTAGAGCCACGCTTGTTGTACTACGGAGAGCAGTCTTCCAAGTTCTGATTGTTGCAATGATTAACGATCTCCTTCCAAAGCTTACCGATACGAATGTTTCGGATAGTGGTGGGGGAAACACCATAGCGTCTACCTGCAGCGCTAGAGCCTTCGGTAGATGCGCGGATTTCAAGGACTTGCTCAACTGTCAATTTTGCCCTACCGTTGGCTTCGCCGGCGCCAATTCCTTTTCCACGGCCCTTATCTGCCTTATCTTTCATGTTGTCCGCCTGCGTCCCCACAAACAAATGATCGGGACGAACGCAGGGTGTGTTGTCGCACTTATGACAAACAGAAAGGCTGTCTGGCAGGCTTCCGTCAGCTAACGCCCACGATATGCGGTGCGCCCGATACTCACGCCCGCCTACGGTTAGCTTACCGTATCCTCTTCGTGCCCTAGCTCCTGTCCAAACCCAACACTCTCCGCTCTTGTCTACTCGTGACCAGAAGCGCTCAAGATCAATGGGTATCAGCCCATGTTCGTCCGACTTTATAGTTGCTATCAAGTGGTATCCTAAATCCGTATGGTGTCCCTGAACGTTTTGCACATTCAGTGATGATGTGTCCTACACGAGCGCTCAATCCTTTTCGACACGCTGTTTGTAATTCGTCGTGGATGAAGCCCACGAATACGAAGTCACCCTCCCATCCCCAGCGCAGCCCGTCAGCAATGAGAGCGTCATAGGCGTCACAAATCCAGCGCTTGCACAGGATAGCACCAGCACTCTGGAGCAGCGCATTGAACGCCGAATGCTCTGAGCGTATCGGTATCCGTCTTCCGTCTAACCCAGGCAACGAGCCTTTCTTGACGGCCAACGTCTTCACTGTCGTAATCACATGCGCCAAGGCTGGCGTCCGTTTGAAGAACGTGTCTGATAATTGGCCGCCCACTCTCTTCAGGAGCTTCGGCCCTGGAGCCTTCACGTCCCCAAAGAAACTCTGGTACACCCCGGCCCACGCCGAGTTCGCTTTCAAACAGGCGCGTGCCGCGTCTAAAATAATCCGGCCACTTTTCTCCTTGCCGCTTCCGTAAATCCACGCATAGTACCAGCGCTTGGCCCCATGCTCCCTGAGGATCGTGTGGAGTTGATATAGCTCGTGCTCCTTGTCCTTGATACGCTCAGTGCCCTCAGGCAGCAGCCCCAGGGCCATCACGTTGGTCCAGTGAGGGTCTCCCGCTAGGAGGAGACGGCCAAACTCGCCGCCGTCGTGCTTTGCCATGTAGTGGGCTTGGCATCGGCCTTCTAAGCCGTCCATGTCGGCGCCAACAAGCTCCCAGCCCGGTAGAACCGTAAAGAGCCCACGGCACTCTGCGCCATACGGCGACGACACCGCAGGCACTTGCCCAATGTTGAAGTTGTAGTGTGCCGCCCGCGACGTTACCGTACCCATTGGATTGTACTGGCAATGGACCATGCCATCAGGGCCAACATGCTTGAGCCAAGCTTGATTGCCCTCAGCCAACTGACTGAGACGCTTGCTGAGCATCAGATACCTTGTGATCCCTGCAGCCTGTGGGAACTGAAGCTCGATACCGTCAAGGACTTCTTCGTCAAGCTTCGGACTGCCCTTCTCTGTGAACTCTGAGGGCTCCCATCCAAGCTTCTTCAGGCAACGCTCAATGTGCTTAAGGCTGCTTGGGTTAAACGTAACCCACTCAATCTTGGTGCATGGCTGGCCGGCAACGTAGCCTCTGCGCTTGTCATTGCGCTTGGGGACGAAGAGGCCATTGTTGGCCTTCTTGCCGACTGGCGCCCACCAGCCCCCGAACTCCTCCAACAGCGCCGTCTCCAGCTTGTGCTTCTCATCAAGGAAGAAGGCGTGAAGCTCTCCACCCTTCTTTACATTGAAGGGCCAGCCTGCAGCCGTGATCCTATTGCAGAGGCGCTGCGTGCGGTGCTCAAGCTCGATTGCAGCTTGAGACATCTTGTCAGGGTTTAGGTACTTCCAGAGCTTCAGGTTCGTCTGCACGTCACCGTGACAGCGCTCCTGTATCTGGGGCGTCCACTGCGACCAGTCCGTAATGTCAGTGTGCAGCTTCGGCATCGACAGCCGGAAGCCCCACGCCTCGATACTATGGGCACCGAAGAGAGCGCCCATCGTTGGCTCACCCTTCTTGATGCGGGTGTCGTTCCAACGCTTGTCCAGTTCCTTGATATTAGGGAAGCGGACGCGGGCGATGACTACGGTATCTCTTTGGCGTTCTTCAGGTACGTGGAAGTTGCAGACCTTTTCAAGCGCCGGGAAATCGTATCCAATGCCAAAGTGGGATACAAGTACCTCAGCAGTGGCGAGGTACTCCAGCGCAGCGGGTATCTCGTCAGGTCCAAAGTCTCTGGTCTCTCCGGTGTCAATGTCCGCGGTGCAGATACAGTGAACTTTAGTAACGGCGGGGAGCAGACCATCCGGGACATCTTGCCTGCTTTTCCCAGATATTATCCGGCACGCCTGCGTTTGAGACAGTCCGAACAGGCGTCCCAAGGCGTATGTGCTGCACAATCCGTTGGCATATAGGCGCTTCATGTTCGCAACCTCTTCGTAACTTACCTTTTGCACCTGCCTCCCTTTTGAAATTGCGTCTCGCATGTTTTCCTTTTGTGTTCCTGGGAACAGATGTTTTGGGTTAACGCACTTAGGATTGTCGCAATGATGGAGAGCGTATAAACCCAAGTCGGCGCCAGGACACACAACGCTGAAAAGGCTGACCCGATGCGCCCTAAACCTTTGGAAACGGCCGTAACCCCTAGAGTTTAGCGCCCCTGTCCATTCCCAACATTCGTTATCTTTACCGAAAGCAATCTTGGCGATGAAATTACGAGCTTGCTGGGGTGTTAGCTTGAACGGTCCTTCCTGAAGCAGAAGTGCTAGAGCGCTGCGGCGCATTGCTTCAGATGTGCAAGAAGCTCCTGCTCACTGAAGAACACTTCAGTTGCAAACTGGTACATTACATCCCAGCGCTCAGGCTCCTGATCAAAGAGGACGTACCCAGGTTTCCCCTGCCCAAGGATGTAGCCAATCTCAAGATGTGCGGACTTCCCCCCAGGCATCACGAGAACCGCCGCATCGCAGCGGGCCAAGTGACACTCGTCAAACTTAAAGACGTTGCGCGCTGCGTGTCCCTTTAGCGCCTTGGCGTAGCTTCGGCCCCTCTCCTTCTCATACCGCTGCCATTCGTCATCTGCCGTTGGTCCTGCAGCGTGCCAGTCAGCAAAAGCTTCGATACCAAGCGCTTCGATGTTGTTAGCCAGTTGAGGGATTTTGGGGTTCCGCAGGCTCCCGATTAGATACAGACTTTTCATATTTCTCCAAATCGTCAGCAATCAACGTGGCGTAACCAGCAATGTCGCGCCAATGGTCAGTGTGAAAGGGATTGCCAGTGATCACACGACTGATCTTGATTGTAATGTGCTCAAGAGCTTCACGCATTTCACTAGGGACGCGGCTTTCGCCGTGGGGGAAGAGAGTGTCTTTGAGGTTCCTGGCTAAGGCGAATTGCTCCTGCCAAGGGCCGTGGGAGCTTTTACGCTGCTCTAAGATTTCCTTCATAGCTCCTCTACACCGGCAGTGTCCTCATCAGGAAACTGGTCCCCAAGATTGGGCTCTGCCAAATCAATACGCCCTGTGGCGCGGTTGTAGTTCAAGATGTCAGCCGCGCCGGTCTCGCCGGTCTCACGGCACTTGAGAACGCGAATGCGCATCTTGGTTTCAGTGTTCAGGTCGGGGTCTTTTTCACGGCTCATCTGTCCACCTGTTGATTGCGCTCAAGAGCAATCACGTTGTCGCTAAGCTGCTCCAGAGACCCAGAGCCCCTTAAGTCACTCAAACTCACCTGTGCCCCCTCATTAAAATTCTTCCCATTGACCCTCTTCAGGTGCACGATGGCAACGATCCCAATCCCGGTCTCTTCAATCAGCGACCGAAGCCGCGTCATGAGAATGTCGATGTCCTTGCGCTCCCCTTCCGAGGAGCTTTCAATCCCGCTGGTCACAATCGAGATGTGATCAAGGACAATGAAGTCAACCTTACACACCGTCGCCATGTAGCGAAGCTTGGTTATGAGGTTCTTGCTCTC